ATAACAGCACAGAGTTGGTTGTGCGGCTGACATTAGAGTGCCAGGTCTTACTCCAGACCAAGTAGTTAAAGCAATCATTGGTTCGCCAATAGCGTATGACCAAATCATTCGTGAGTTTGACGCTTGGACACATATTTCTGTGCCAAACAATCCTTCAGGCACACCACGCAAGCAAGCATTGATCATTGATAAACAAGGTACACGGGCTTATTCATAAATCATTCACATTGTCAGCATCTAATACGCATTATGAAAATCAAGCGTGTAGACGTTCGTCAACCACAAACAATTACTAGATTGTCGGTACTTCAAAAGAAGTGCCTACCCTTTGACAAGCCTTATGAAACAGATCATGGATATTGGTGGATTGCTACTAAGGATGGTGTGGATTGTGGTTTCGCAGGTCTTGTTTATTCTTCTCGCTGGAGTGATTGCGGTTATCTTGTACGTTGTGGTGTTGTGGCTGATCATCGTGGATTCGGGTTACAGAAGAAGTTTATTCGGGTCAGGATTCGGCAAGCGAAAGCGTTAGGTCTAAATTGGTTAATCACTAGCACCTACGATAACCCTGCTTCTGCAAATTCTCTTATCTCGTGTGGGTTCAAGATGTTCGATCCAACTAATCCTTGGATGACAAAACACACAAGTTACTGGCGATTAAAACTGGAGTAATGATGACAACCCCAAATATATCTGATGCTGAGTTTATGGAGTTGTGGAAAACGCATCAATCTGCCGCCGCTATACATAAACTTATAGGGGGTAATATAAGAACCCTTCAGAGGCGTAGAGCCAATTTAGAGACTAAATATGGTCTGTTATTAGAAGCCAAGAATCCTCATGGAAGACCTGAAAGACCACAATCAGCCTATGAGCGCAAGCAATTGGGTGTTCTTAATGGTGTGGGAATTGTGTTTAGTGATGCTCACTATTGGCCTGGCATCGTCACAACAGCGCATAAAGCACTTTTATGGGCGATTAAAGAGTTTAAGCCATCATTTGTAGTGTGTAACGGGGATGCACTTGATGGGGCTTCTATCAGTCGCCACCCACCATCAGGCATATCAGGCAAAGAACCATCTGTTATTGAGGAACTAAAAGCCTGCAAGGAACGTCTTGGAGAGATTGAAGAAGCCGCCAAGGAAGCCCGTCATAATGTCAGACTTGTCTATACATGGGGCAACCATGATGCTCGTTTTAATGCCCGTTTAGCAACCAATGCGCCTCAGTTTGCCGAAACCTATGGGTTTAAGTTGGAAGACCATTTCCCAACTTGGGAGTTCTGTATGACTGTTTGGCCTACTGAAGATGTGGTTATCAAACATAGATATAAGGGTGGAGTTCATGCCACCCACAATAACACCGCAACAGCAGGTAAAAGTATTGTAACGGGGCATTTACATAGCCTAAAAGTAACACCTTATGCTGACTATAACGGCAACCGATTTGGGGTGGATACGGGTACACTGGCAGAACCTTATGGGCCACAATTCAGTTATGGCGAGGACAATCCTTTAAATCATCGGTCAGGTTTCGCAATTCTGACATTTAAGGATGGGAAACTGCTATGGCCTGAACTTGTCCATAAGTGGGATGAGGGGCAAATTGAGTTTAGAGGTCAGATCATCAATGTTTCTTAAAAGGATTTTTATGTATACAGTAGAAATTGAGTTGGGTTGGGAAGAAAGCATCACCATCAAGACAAGCGACTTCAACAAAGTTGCTATATTGCAAGCATTTATTGCCGAACAAGAAGAGTGTGCTTGGGTTGAAGAAGATGAAGAAGACATCGAATTGATGTCATTCACCGACACTGAGGGTGTGACTTGGTACTATGACGAAGACGAAGACGAGTGGCTTGAGTTAGAAGAAGACGAAGAAGAAGAAGACGAAGATCAAGAGTAAAGCAAGTGACTTACATCTGACAAGATTTCTTTAATACTGGCTATTGTTTGTGTTTCAGAAACATCGTGTTTAGTATGTGAGCGTATTGCCTCATTGATGTCTAAGAGGGCTGTCCACACATCATGTGCGTGGATGGCCTGTCTTGCTTCTATGACATCATCATATTCAATAGTTATTTTCATTTTTCCTCCGATAGCATGAAGATTGCGACAATAGTAGCAATGACTCCTACTGCGCCAAACATAATTAAGAAAACTACCCACAAAACTGTTTCTAACATAATATTTCCTTATCGGGACATTTTTATCATCTAAGAGTGTTTTTGTGCATTTATAACCCTATCGGGATATTTTTACTCATCGGAAGGTTTCACTTCCACAGGCCAACACCTGACTGCCCAAGCATCGCCATATTCCTTAATTGTCAGAAGTGGATAGCCTTTTCTGACAATCCACTCACTCATTTGTCCGTCTTTCTCAGGGTCATATATGGCGGGGAAGCCATACTTCCAGCCCTCTGGTGGGTCTACCCATATCATGTGTTCTCCTTGTATTTCCTGACCTAATCTTTGCACTTCACGCATTGCTTTCTCCGACTTGATACCTAAATCATAAACATCTTCGTACAAGCCCAAACGCACATTTTCTTCATGCAATAAGTCCAGTGGATCGGACAAATTGTCGTGTTTTTGTTCATTATGGTGAACATTTCGCTTACGCCACAGACTCATAGGATGACCTCAAAAGGTATAAGTTCAGTTTGATTAACAGTATAGTATTCACCATTTCCAACATCCATTTTGTTGTTTTCCGTAAGAAAATCTTGACTATAAATCCATCCAACCATTCTTACGCAATTTGTATGTATCTCTGTCAACACAAAAAGATCAACTGGTTTTTTGATTGACCAGCCAACAGCATTTAGATTTCCACCTATTTTGCTTGCACATTTAACATCTATTGTTTTTCCTTTACGAGTGATTAAGTCAGCCCCAAATTTTCTAAAATCACAATTTAAATCAAATGGCAATTTAAGAAATTTAGAGACTGCATATTCTGTTATCACTCCATTTATAGATATTTGTATACCATCTAAGGTTTTATCTTGTTTTCTATCTTGTGCGTGTTGGCTAGTAATGTGGTTGCGCAACTTACCTATATAAGTACAGACCATAATTTCTGTACTGGTAAGTGGCACATCCACATACTCCTGATTAAAACGGGATGTCATCGTCTTTCAAATCAGAAGGCATTGACTTAGTTGCTGGTGGCTGACCATCTTTCGGTGATACTGCCAAACCCATAAACTTGCCAGACTTGCCTTCTTTAATCCAAGCAGATAACCAGTATTCGTTCCCGTCTACCATGATGCTACCTTTGTAGTCAGGATGTTTCTCCTGTTCCTTCTTGTCGTTTTTAAACAACACACCTGAGTTGTCTCGTTTCTGTTCCATATTAACCTCTTGATTTAACTTTATTTAACTTGTCATCGAGTTCAGCCAAGAACTTGATAACCTCTTTTTCCAGCGTTGCAATGTACGCATCATCACGCTCAAAACGCTTGATAACGAGTTGCAATTCTGCGGGAAACCTTGGGTCAAACGAACACAAATCTGTCCATTTAGCCCCTGTGCAAGCCATCTGCCATTGCACTTGTACTTTATATTGATCGTCAATGCCACCCAAAATGCTTTCCAAGTGTGTGTGGCTCATTGGGCATTTGAGTTCAACCAAGCCCTCGCCAACAATCCCGTCTGGAGATGCACCTGACTGCTCAATTGTTGGATGGTTAACGAACGCTACCTCGTCAACCAATACACCTATCTTGGACTCATAGGCGGCTCTGGCAAAGGGTTCTTGCTCAGTTCCCCAAACCATTGCATCATTGCTATACGATTCTGCTACTGAGTTTGTCAGACGCTCCAACAACAACTGCGTCATGTACTTGTCTCTGCTTGTTGAATAGCCTGATTTAGTGGTGGCAACAATGTCTTTTACTCGACTAGCAGTAACTTTGCCTAGTCTGAGCATCTTCCATTCGTCTGTGCCTTGGATGATTTCGTCACTCATACTTCCCTCGCTTTCATCATTGCGTCTGCCATTGCGTAGCAAGATTCAACAATTTCATCTGATGGAGGTTTATCGCCTTTAGAAAATACGATACCCATCTCTATGCTCGACATGACTCCCTGCAACACTTTGGCCGCAAAGTAGTCACGCATAGACAATCCATCATGTGTTTCTTGATAAGGAAAATCCTTGATAGGAAATGCTGGAATATTACTCATTTCAACTCCTTCTTCTTAGCATCTTTGGCGGCAATCATCTTGGTCTGCCATGCCTTGTTTCCATCAGTAGCCGCAAATGCCTCGATGTAGATGTTCTTCAACTCGTCAACTGTTGTGGTGGCCTCGATAGCCGCAATATAGTCAAGCATCCGTCCTTCATCAGGAGTGCCTTCTTCAACCACTTTAGAGCCTGTTGTAGCGTCCAAAGCATCGTGCTCAACAATGTGCAACACCGACACCCACAAGTAGCGTGTGATGTAGGTTTGCACAGCACCAAGGTTTTGCACTTCATGGCAACCTTTGAGTGCGGCAGTAGACATTGGGCTTGTAAAAACAATGATCTCGTCAGGCTTTTCTGTATTGACAACAATAAACTCAGCAATGTCTTTTCCAAATCGGATGATGGAAGTAAGACCTACTTCGTTAAATATTTCCAATGCAGGAATTACAAAATCTGCTAGTTCAAAATATTTGTAACCAGCAAACTTGTTTAGACCTGATTTCTTGATTTCTGAGACATGGAACTCGGCTCTTGCTCTGTTTAGTTTTTGATATACATTCATTCTTTACTCCTGTTTAAATATTGACTTTGTTTAACTTGCTCTTGACCTATCCAATGACTAAGACCAATCAGGTTTGAAATGATGGTGTTAATTTCTGAATAGAACCCAGTATATTGCTTATTCAAGCACATTTCACTAAGTGTTTTCACTGATCTTTCGATGTTCATTAGAGATGTTGAATAATCATTGAGCATCGTATAACCTCTTTGCTATTTCCATCTGAAACTCATGTTCAAAGTTCTCTAATGGAATGAAAGCACTCTCTGGACAGCATTGCGGCTCATCAAATTTCTTTCTTGCAAAACAATGCATACAGAAAGTGACCTGTGAATGGCTATCCAAGATTTCTTCAAATGTTTGTTTAACTTTCATATCGTCCCCAATACTTTGTGAATTTCTGCAATCATTTCGTTCTTGATTCGCAACTGCAACTCATGCTCTGCAAGGATTCGGTGTAACTCTGCAATCTCTGCTTTGAGATGCTCTGCTTCAGTCTGATACATCACAACATTGACTGCCAGTTCGTCTTCATAATCAAGTTCATGGAAAGCAGAATTTAACTTTTCTTGATCCGTCATCTTTCACTCCCTTATTCGGATGGTGTCTACTATTGATTGGGCTTTAGCGTGGTCATCGATCATGCCAAAGATTACTGAACAGGCGATATCTCGCTCGTTCTCTACACCCATGTCGTAGGCGTTGGACATAGCGGTGATGGTGTTCTCATCAACTGCCGCCATGCGTAAGAAACTAATCATCTCATGCTTAGTCATTTGTAGTTGCTTTCTGGTTCTGAGTTTCATTTCTTATTTCTGTTAGTTTTGTTTTTAAATCGTAATAGCCATTAGTGTTCGCCCCAGTCATAACAACAATGTCTTCCACTCGTTGTTTCAGGGCGTTGACTTGGAAACGCAAGTCATTTACTAATTCTGTGAGTTCCTGTTCCGTCATACAGAACCCTCCCATTCCTTGTGCCAAGCAGTAGTGATGTCAAGCATCTCATCTGTTGCTTTGTTCTCACATCGGTTGTAGTGTCTTTTGCTGATGTCGTAAGTAATATGGGAATTGTCTTCACCGAATACACTAAAGTCGATCTCGTAAGAATCGCTGTGGTCAGGGTCTAACTCATCGCCTGGTGTCAGTATGTCAAAGCACACTAAGCACTCGCCAACGCCCTCTAGATAGACGCATATCTCATGTTGAAAATCACTTGGTTTTACTGTCATCATTAACTCCTGTTTAGTAACCCAACTTATGTTGGTGCATGAATTGTCAATGAAAATAAATGTTTGAATACTAGGATAAACCCTATGTTTATTAAATAAATTTAAGGGTAGCATTGCTTGACAAAACAAGGAGATTTTATGTACTTAAAGACTTATCACAAGCAGATGCTCAGAAGGCTAGAACACAAACCCAGTGCCTTAAAAGGCTTTACGCATGGGGACAACAATGCTGGCAATGTGTCTGTTCACTTTGAGAATTACCTCAATGACTTGCAGAATTACGGCTATGTAATGAATATTGAGGATGTTTGGCATATCACGGGCTTTGGATTGGCGGCTTTGCATGAGAAAAAGAACGTAGCAACCCCTACCAAAATGTCTAACGGCACTACGACTGAATTCTACGATGGTAAAGAGTTAAAGCAAACGTGCGCCAGACTAGGTGCATACGACTTTCTGAAATATCCTAGTAAATTTGGTGAGCATTTGCGCTACCCACGAATTTATCTATAATAGTTTGAAACGAGGCTAGGTCTGAAGTCATGAGCAGATCGAAAAGGGTTACACCTTCCCCTGCCTATGTTTCTTCTAAAGGTGCTTGAAAAAGGGAAAATTCGATGCACTATTATTCTTTTCATGTGAGTGATTACATTCACGATACTGCTCATCTATCAATAATTGAAGATTTGGCCTTTAGGCGGTTACTTGACTTGTATTACACAAGTGAAAAGCCTATCCCAAATAGAACCCACGAGGTTTCCAGAAGGATAAGAATGTCTGAACATGAAGACATTGTGCAAACAGTTCTTGAAGAGTTTTTTGCTTTCAACAAAGAGTCTGATTTTTGGTATCACAAAAGATGTGACGAAACAATCATGGCTTATCAGGCTAAAGCACAAAGGAATAGAGAGGTTGGCAAACTTGGTGGTAGACCTAAATCAAACCCAGAAGAAACCCAAATGGTTTCCAAAGTTAACCCTAACCAAGAACCAATAACCATTAACCATAAACCAAAGGTAGAGAGCACAAGAGGCTCACGCCTCTCACCAGATTTTTGTTTAACAGAAGATTGGAAAGACTTTTGCAAACAAGATAGACCTGACCTTAACCCGTCTAAAGTGTTTGAGACATTCAAAGACTATTGGGTAGCCAAGGCTGGACAACAAGGGGTAAAGTTAGATTGGTTTGCTACATGGCGTAATTGGGTAAGAAGTCAGAATCAAGCCCCTGTGAACAAAGCAGATCAAGTGTTTACGACTGTGCCAAGCAGATTCGAGCGTGATCCAGCACTTATTGCTGTTGAGCAAAAACTCAAAGAAGGTGTTCCGATGCCACCTGAGATTAAATTGGCTTTGGAAAGGTTACGCAAATGAGATTTATTGAATTATTTGCAGGAATAGGTGGCTTTCGTTTAGGTCTTGAAAGGGCTGGTCACGAATGTGTATGGGCTAATGAATTTTTAGAAAAACCAAGGAGTATTTATGAGCATAATTTCAAGCACAAACCAGATGGAAGAGACATCAGAACAATTCAGCCTGATGAAATCCCCGAAGCCGATTTACTCTGCGGAGGATTTCCGTGTGCAACTTTTTCAGTTGCTGGAAGACGAACAGGGTTTGGAACAGAAGATACACGAGGCACACTCTTTTTTGAAATCTGTCGAATCCTCAGTAGTAAAAGAATCCCATATGTATTCCTTGAAAATGTTAAGGGACTCCTCAACCATGACGGAGGAAGAACCTTTGGAGTTATCCTCGCAAGTTTGGATGAATTGGGGTATGACTTGCAATGGGAATGTGTTAACAGCAAGAATTTCGGAGTCCCACAGAATAGGGAACGAATCTTTATTGTCGGACATCTTAGAGGAAAACCCAGACCAAAAGTATTTCCTATCGGAAGGTGCTTTTCAGAGAATGACGGAGAGAGCGAACAAGCACAAGGAGAAGGGCAACGGATTCGGACAAGTTATTTACCAACGCTTGACGCACACTATTACAAAGGCGGGGGAACAAGAGCAGTCATTGACGAAGGAACAACTAAACCAGATGGACTTGTTCGGGCAACCCATTGGAGAAGAAATCATTTTAGAGACATAAAAGGCGATTATGCCCCGACATTGACCGCAAATATGGGAACTGGTGGAAACAATGTTCCATACATAACAGAAACAGTAAAAGCGGTCTTAACGCCTGATAGAAAAGAAAAACGCCAAAATGGAAGGCAAATTAAAGACCATAACGAACCCGCATTTACTGTTACCGCACAAGACAGGCATGGTGTCTTGGTAGGCTCTAACCTTAGAAAACTTACTCCACTTGAATGTGAAAGGTTGCAATCACTTCCCGATAACTGGACAAAGTGGTATGCGGATGGGTCTTTAGTAGGTGATGCTCAACGATATGAAAGATGTGGTCGTGCTGTCACTATCAATGTTATTTATGAAATTGCAAAAAGGTTACCAAAATGAAATCATGGACATTTGAAACTCAAGAAATAGCAAACACATTTGACAACCATGTAAGAGAGCAACTTCCTTGGTATGACATGGTTACCGAATCAGTTGCTTACATAATAAAAAACTATTTATCTGAAAACGATACTGTTGTAGATATTGGCTCATCTACTGGAAACATGATAGACAAAATATTGCCATTGGTTCAAGAGCGTTCATGCTACATAACTGCAATAGAAAAAAGCGAATCAATGTTTGAAAAATTAAAATGCAAATATGAAAATGAATCTTGCATTGAACTTGTAGATTCAGATGTAACAAATATTAGGTTACCAGTAGCAAAAGTTTATATACTTTTTTTAACTTTAATGTTTATTCCAGTTAATCAAAGAAAAGATTTGCTTGAAAGAATTAAAAATTCTTGTGAAGATGGTGGGATAGTTATCGTTGTTGATAAAGTGTCTGATCATTTAGGATATTTTTCAACAGTCCTAAAAAGATTAACAATGCACTTTAAATTGTTACAAGGCGCAAAGCCTGAAGATGTATTGATAAAAGAAATGTCATTGGCTGGTATACAAATTCCTATTGACGTTTCTTTACTTGGAAACGCTAAACAGTTTTTTAGAATGGGGGAGTTTGCTGGATGGGTGATAGAAAAATGACTAGACTACAAGCACATGAAATACTTGATAGACAAAAACGAGGATTCCTCTGCCTACCTAGCGAGGTTAATCAAGCACTATGGGTCTGCGGAGACACAAGAGGAGATTTTGTGGTGTCTAGCGATGGAATGGAAAAGACGATACATAGACAAGATGAAGACCTTGGGGAAACACAAAGCCTCTACATGGTGGGCGAACACGATAGACGATATGGAAAAGAAGCGTGGGAAGCCATTTGTGGCTGATTTACGCCTCAGAATGAATAAGTTGAAAGACAAACCATGAAATGCCCTACTTGTGGTGCTTGGACAACAATCAAAGAAAGCAGAGAATCAACCATTTTCGGCTATACAAGGCGCAGAGAATGTGGAAATCAGCACCGATTCACAACGCAAGAGAGAGTTGTCCCTGAAGATGCCATTAAGCAATATCAGCGTTTACATATCCTTAA